CTCGGCCAGCGCGAGCGGAAAGTATTTCAGAACTCCGGCGAATATTGGCGTATCTTTTCTCTCTTGTGCGTTCGTTGGTAAGGCCATCTTTTAATACCTCGTCTAGAAATAGGATAGTACTGTCTGCGATGTCAAGGATTACGATCCCGTCATCGCCCAAAGTCTTCGCGTGTCCCTGTATGACAGTGAGTTCGTCAAGGACATGCGAGAGAGCAGCCTGCAAGGCCGCCCCCTCACTATGCCGGACTGGCATTATGACTCGTCGTCTTCGACTGGTGTGAACTTCAGGGAGGACTTGTTCGAGTCACTCACCTTACCCTTACGTGCTGGCTTGGTCAGTGGCACTGGCTTGGCTTCGGCCAGCATCTCTTCAGTGATCTCCTGATACTTGCCCTGCTTCCTGATGGTCTGTGCTGCGTGTGACTCGGTGACTTCGATCACCAGTGACGGGTTCAAGCGTATGCGCTCGATAGCCTCGTCACGTGAGAACAGTACCTGCCGGTCAGACTCAGCGCCGTGGCGGTTAACTTCGATGATTGAGTTAGTGCGAATGAATGATGGCATAATGATTAAACTCCAATGTGTAAGTCAGGGGAACGCATGAACTTCTCAAGGCTGATACCTTCGTATCGTTGGCAGAGAGAACCAATCGCAATGAACTTGGCATCGTATGTACCATCCTTCACTGCGTACTTCTGTACGATACCGCGCCAGTGGTCATTGGCTTGCGGGCCTTTGTAATCCTCGTAGTGCAGGTACGATGAACCGGCAATCATGCCGTGTTGCATCCGACCATTGGCGAGGGTACGCATACCGTACTGTAAACCTTGCTGATGTCCCATCGTGAAACTAAAGCCGACGTTCTTAATCCGTGTCTCGATCATTCCGCCCCAAGGGCGACCGGTCATAGGATTGTAGAAGTAATGGCAGTACGTTACACCGTCGATGGTGACAGGTACAAGGAAGTCGTGAACATTGTCGTAGTAGTAATCGTACTCAAGCTGCGAGATATCAACGAAGCCAGCCAGTTCAGGATTGTCCTGTGCGAACCGAGCGATACGGTTCTCATGGTTGCCCACGGTGATGTGAGTCTCGATGTGCTCGTGTGCGCCAGTCTCGAAGATCGGACCGAGCAGCAGATCGTTCGCCATGTTACTTGCTGCTACGTCAGCAGAGAAGCGACGACCCTCGAACTGCAACTTGCCACGATCGAACGAAGAGAGGCTGTCCATGTCAGCATGGTCACCGATGTTGATGACCGCTGTTGGGTTCTTCTCTTCGATGTACTTGCCGATCCACTCCATGTAGTTCAGAGGTTCACCGGGCTTGGCTTGTGGATCAGGTACTACGATGTGATTACCGTATGGTGTAGTCATAAGAACTTCCCCTGTAACTCTGTTACCATGTCTGTAAGGCGAGCGTTCTCTTTGATAATCTCAGAGAACATGTGCTCGTGTGCGTAGTGATCCACGAAGAACGGGCCACGGTAGCTGGTCATGTTCTCTAACGTAGTGACCTTCGGCTTACGAGTGAAGCCCATCTTTCCAACGATGTCAGTCCACTCCCGATCGATGTCTTCGACCATAGCTTGATTCGCAACCACCAAGGTAGCATCACCACGGTTGGCTGCTACAATCGAAGCCGCTATGAGATTGGCTACCGTTCGCCCGCTTCGTCGCGGCCCCATGTGTATCAACTGCTTGTACTTTTCCACTTTGCCTGTCATGTGCTTTTCCCTAGTATGCGTGTGTGAAGATACATTGCCAACATGGCTCCGAGACTACCACCCGTTCCCATTCCGAGTACAGCCCAGTGTGAATAGCCTTGCGTTGCAATAGCTGCAATGACAAACACTTCTGTAGCTGCCATCCCGAAAGAGAAGGGTGGGATTAACCAGTAGTGGCCTCGTGCCACGTTGAGTTGCTGCGCTGCCTTGAGGAACACGAATATGAAACTCGTGAAGAACAGCGATAACGCTATTAACATATCCAGCTATCAGGTATCTCAGTACCAAAAGCGTACAGGAAGTTGAACTTCGTACACCATGTTGCTACTGCGACCTGTTCCTTCAGGCTACGATTCTGAAACATGAACCGTATGTCTAGCTCAGGATGCTCACGCTTAACGTCACGCATCTTACTGCGATCGGTACTCGTCAGTCGTCCTTTGGCTTCGACGTACAACTTGCCTTGGGTACGTGGGATAACAAAGTCAGGAGTGTACTTGCGTGACTTGCCAATCTTCTTGCTTCCGCAATCCCGACAGACACCACCTCGAACCGTTGACGTGTACGAGAGCACCTCACTTTCATACCCAAAAGCAATATCTCTTGCCGTGAGGTCATCTCTGATCTGGTATTCATACCCAGACCTCACTCGCCCTTGAGCACAACGATCTGTGCTCCCTCTTCAGGTAGGTACCCGAGTCCGAAGTGGTCGGCCAGTGCCTGCACCACCTCAGCCACGTCGTACTTGACCTTGACGTTGGGTGCGTCCACGTGAGACAGCTCGACCTGTGGTGGTGGTTCCGGTGCCAGTCGCTTCAGCTCTCCATTAAGCCAGTCCCACCGATAGTCAGCGATATCGATCGTGTCACGGGTACGTTCAGCCAGTCGTTCGACTACACGTGTCTGCTCGTTGAGTTGCTCAGTCACATTGCTCAACTGTTTCTTGATGGTGCGTATGTCTTTAAACATTATGTGCCTCCTACCAGTGACCAGAAATAGTGAACCCTATCTTCGCGGTAATCCAACTTGCATTCCAGCTCGAACTCAAGGACACGCATACGTACTGAGTCGTAACTACCGCGACGACCAGTGCCGGGGTACCACCGGTCGCTTGTCTCCGTGACTGCTACCCGGTAATGACGACGCTCGTAGTATGTCTCCCGGTCAGGGCGTGGTAAGCGGCTGCCAGCTTCGAGTACTTCCTGTTGGGTGTAGCCCACAGGGATACGTGGATACATACTCATCCGAAGATCAACCACAGTGCGGACACGACACCAGCCACTGCAATGAACGGTGGCACGGTAGCTGTCACGAACGGGTTACGTGCCTCGATAGCTACGCAAGCTACTGCGCCGCCTAGCCAAAGAACGATTGAGGTAATACAGAGTGCTGTCAAGAACATAACGCTTTCTCCTGTTTGGGGTAAATGAAACTCTTCATGGTCGTTCCTGTAACATGCGTACCAGCCTGATGTTCAGCTTGAGGTCGGCCATCGCCGCCTCTTCGTCAAACTTATGGGCTTTAAGGTACAGCCACTTGCAGACTTCGAGCATCTCCACGTCATCGGCTGCGTGTTTAAGAGCGTGGGCTGCCTTCGCAGGCCCGATCCCTTTGCATCCCTTGATGTTATCAATGCTGTCACCCGTGAGTACCTGCATGTAGAGGCATAGGCGAGAGCCTTCCTCATCCATGTCAACAGTCTTCTTCTTCTTCCAGTCATAGAACCTACCCGGAACTTGAAACAAGTCCTTGTCGTTGGTGATGATAACGAACCGATCCTGACCAAGCTCATTCGCACGAATAGCCAACATGTCGTCGGCTTCCATTGCAGGGCATATCTCTGCACCCATGTGCTTCACTGCGTAATCACGCAGAGCCTTGTAGTGTACAGGCTTGTGCGACGCTGCGCGGTTTGCCTTGTACTCAGGATAGATACTGAACCGGAAGTTCTCCGTACCGGTAGGTGACAGGTACAACTCTGCACTGTCACACCCGGCAGCTTCTGTTGCTGCGTCCACTGTTATCTTGATTGCGTTCAGTGCATGGGAGACAGGCTCCGCTTCCACCTCACGTCCGATTGCGTCGAGGTTCTTGTTAGTCTCTTCGCAGTAGTCATTGGCCTGTGACTTGTAATCGAACCGCAAGTCGTCAACCGTGTAGTACACCTTCTCGCTGATTGCACCTATCGCATAGATGTAACCGTCGAGGTCGTGCAGTGCTACTCTACTCATACGCTGTACCTCATGATGCCTCCCCCAAACGGTCAGCCTGTGACCGCAGGGGAGGACTTGTTTACGCTCCGAGGAAGTCGTCAAGTGCAGACTGACCAGCAGCCTGCTGTGCCTTGGCCGCTTCTTCAGCAGCCTTGGCAGCAGCTTCACGTTCCGCTTGAGCAGCAGCCTCGGCGGCAGCCTTGGCGGCAGCGTCAGCGTCGTTGGTTTCAGGTGCCGGTGCAGCGCCAGCCGGAGTGCCGATGCTACCTTCGATGAAGGCAGTGAACACAGCAGCTATGCTCAGTGTGGACTTGACCGCTTCCTTGAGGTCAGCATTCTTGTGCAGTGCGCCTACGATCTTAGTAGCGAAGCGTAGCCCGTCGATGCGGTTAAGCTCCGGCACACTACGGAACTGGCTGTTGCCACCTCCGCCACCGTATGACTTGCCACCACCTGACGATGCAGGAGCAGCTTCAGTCTTCTTCACCGTACCATTGTCGATGTTGTTCCAGTCACCCTTCTTCTTGAAGGTGAACTTCACCGTGTCACCCTTGTTGACACCATCCATCTCGGATGAATCGAACACGGAGTACCACTCACCGTCAATGAAAAAGCCCTTGCGGTCTTTACGTACCTTGGTGATCGTACCTGTAATTGGATCGCTCATATTAATTCCTCGTAAGTTAATGTTTCTTTCCCTGTACTACTATTATACTAGGGCAAGCCTAGTCTGTCAAGACCTTTTCACTCATGTCTCCCCAGTGAGGCCCGAAGGCCGCTGTTGCCCGGATAGGTACCGGGAATGTGACACCATACAAACTGGCGATGTCGTCGGTAGTGGACTCGAACAGAGACACACATTGCTTGGCGAACTTCTTCGCGTCAGCACTGGGTGGCAGGTCAAAGATCACACTGTCATGCACCGTGTTGACCATCAGGATAGGTATGTCCCGACTCTCGGCTTTGTTGTACTCGTTCATGAAGGGACGCAGGTTTGCGAGGATCACCTTGATGATGTCCGCCGCGAATCCCTGTATCGGATAGTTCTTCACGTTGGTTGGCTTGATGGATTCCTTCCCACCTCTCCCGGGGTGGCGCATGAAGCGATACTCTGTACCCGTAGGTGATTGCATCACTCCACATACCTTGCCGTCACGTAGCTTCACAGAGGCTTGTACGTTGGCAAGCCACTTCTCGTTCTGCTCCACCACACCTGAGTACATAGTCTCTTCAGCGTCAACCAAGTCCTGTACTTCCCGCCTGCTCATGCCTGTGGTAGCTGCGATCAATGGTACGCCAGCTCCATACGCACGTTGGAAGGAGAATATCTTGGCCTTCTTACGCTTCTGTGTCCATACAGGGTCTTCAGCCTTGACTGCCTTGAGCACTATGTTGTAGTCCTCGTTGTTAGCCTTGGCCGCCCGCTTGCTATGGAAGTCCACACCATCGAGGATGTCCTGAATCAACTGTGCATCCTTGGTGAGTACTGCCTGCACCACGATCTCGATCTGCGAGAGGTCAACCTCCATCAGTCCACCACCAACGAACCGGGATGTGAAACATTCCCTGATCTCATTGTGTGCAGCATTCTGTAGGTTGGGTGCCGAGCTAGACAGTCGGGACGTTACAGCC